CTTAGCTGTAATTATAAGACAAGTATTTTGTTTGTCAACCTTGTCTCGAAAACTGCAAGCATCCATGACACGCTTTCCTATTTCAAATGGTTTGAAACCTCTCCGAACATTTTCGGCATCACACTCTTCTTTTACATTATTTACAGTACGCCATGTAATGGTTGTATTATCGGTAAAGTTTTTTTCGTTAGTAAATTGATCGTAAGGAGTTTCTGCCCATGCATTAGATATAAACAATAATAGTACAAGTGCCTTTTTCATTTTCTTTGCCTTAAATTGGTGCAGACGGGAAGATTCGAACTTCCAAAGTCACCCTAAGGGCAAGACCCGTTCCCTCCGTTCAGCTGGGGGTAGCTTACTAGGAGGAGGTTTACCAGTTACACTCACGTCTGCCAATTAATTATACTATCACTTGTAAATACTGTCAATGAATTTCTCTAATATACCTTTTGCAAAAATACAACAGTTTGGGCAACAAACTATGTTAGACCGTCCATTATTTAACATAAGTTGGATACTAGGACGTTTTTGTAATTATAAATGTAGTTATTGTTGGCCTTATGCTAGGACTGACAAACCAGATCACCAACCGCTTGAAGTATATAAATCTACTGTAGACGAGATTAAGCGTCAAGCACGAGCCAATGGGTTTAACCAGTTCCATTGGTCGTTCAGCGGTGGTGAACCAACTGCATACAAATATTTGCTAGATTTAATTAAACATTTAGACGATGGCGCCTTAACTCCTTACCAAACTGTGCATATGACTACTAATCTAAGTCCTAGCTTAACATGGTGGCGTAGTTGGCACTATGCAACTGAAATGTTGCAACGCAGGAGTATTACAGCCAGTTATCACGCTGAACATGCTAAAGAACAAGAGTTTGGTGATAAGTGTCTACAGTTAATGTATGATCTAGTTCACGTTACTATTAATCAAGTAATGGTTCCAGAACAGTTTTATGAAACACTAGAACGCTGTGAACGCTTTAGAGCAAGAGGAATTAATGTAACACTCAAACCACAAAGCAATGAAAGTGCTACTGCTATTGTAAATGGCTACACACCCGAGATGATTAGTATAATGCAAAATGATTTTGAGCAACAAGAAGGCTACCAAATTAGATTAACCGACGGAGAGCAAGATTATTTTATTGATCAAGCGGAACGGTTCAATGCTTTAGGTTTTAATCAGTTTGCCGGATGGACTTGCAATAGTGGATATCAAAGTGTTATAATAAGAGGTAATGAAGTTAAACGAGCATACTCTTGTAGAGAAGACTCGTTGGGCACAATAGAAAAATTTACTTTGTTTTCATCTCCTAAATTATGTACTACAGAGAGGTGCGTTAGTAGTGCAGATAGCAAAATACCAAAATGTATAAATTTGAAGATATAAAAGATGTACACTTAGAAGTGACAACCAAGTGCCAAGCAAGGTGCCCTATGTGCCCACGGCGTATTAATGGAGGAACCTTGAATCCGTTGATGTCATTAGTTGAAATAGATTTAGATACATTTCAAAAATGGTTCAGCGAAGATTTTATCTGCCAACTTGACAGTTTGTTCATGTGTGGCAACTTAGGAGATCCCATTATTGCGCAGGATTCTTTAGAAATCATGCGTTATTTAAAAGCAGTCAATCCTAATATAAGATTAAGCATGCATACCAATGGTGGTGCTAGAAGTATTCAGTGGTGGGAAGCATTGGCTGTTACCGGTACTAGAGTCGTATTTGGTATCGATGGGTTGGCAGATACACATTCATTATACAGAATTAATACGGACTGGAACAAGATTATAGAAAACGCCCAGGCATTTATTAATGCTGGCGGATATGCAGAATGGCACATGTTGGTATTCAAACACAATGAACATCAAGTTGAAGAATGTCGTAGTATGGCTGAACGATTAAAATTTAAATCATTTCAGGTTAAGCATACAACAAGATTTACTGACGTTAAATTTCCTGTATTAGACGATACGGGTAAAACCATTTACAATTTATATCCATCTAGTAAAACAGAAGAAATGTTACCGCAAATATTAACTTATGCTAGAGATTTGCCAATGTCGCAGATTGATGCTAATTGTACAATCAACTGTAAAGCAGTTAAATGGAAACAAATCTATGTTGCGGCATCGGGGAATGTTGGACCATGCTGTTGGATGGATTTTAAAGAAAAATTACACAAACAAAATACACGTATTGACTACATGGATAAGATAGGAGTGTTTCCTAATCTACATGAACAATCGTTAAAAGACATTTTTAATTCTGGATACTTTGATATGATTGCAAATACTTGGGATAATGATCCTGTATTTGAATGTGCTAAACAATGCGGTAAGTTTGATAAATCAGGAGCTCAGTTTGAACATTGATACAGAACACCTACACTATTGGATGAACGCTATACGACAAAGTCCTAACCCTATGCGGACCTTGGACGCATTCTGGTCTGGTCAAATCAAAAGCAAAGAATGGTTAATTGAGAACTTGAAACCGTTTGTTAATGATCATGTTGATATTGAAATCTATGGCGGATGGGTTGGAACATTATCTAGTATGCTGTTTCAAAGCGATATTCCGATTAAGCAAATATTAAGTATTGATATCGATCCTAGTTGTGAACCTATTGCACACATGATGAATAAAAAAGAAGAAATGGAAGGTAGGTTTAAGGCAATTACGGAGGATATGATCACTATGTCTTCGGCCAGTGATATCGTTATCAATACTAGTTGCGAACATCTAACACAACCCCAATACGATTTGTGGTCAAGTAAAATGAAAGGATTACTGGTATTACAAGGGAATAACTATCAAATACCAGAACATGTCAGACCTTCTGAAAATTTAGAAGATTTTAAAAAGCAATGTCGCATGAAATTTGTGTTATGGGAAGGTGAATTAGAAACTCCTATGTATACTCGTTATATGATAATAGGACGCAAATAATGTTTAAATTTACAGACCTCAAAAGTGTACACATAGAAATTACCAATCGATGCCAAGCATCTTGCCCTATGTGTCCTAGAAATATACATGGCGGTATAGAAAATCCAATTCTTCCTATTAACGACTGGTCCTTAGATGATTTTATTAAAATATTTTCAAGGGATGTATTAACACAACTTAAGACAATAAATTTTTGTGGAAACTTTGGCGATCCGCTGATGAATAACGATCTTATCGATATGTGCAAATATTTGAAAGATACTTCTCCTGATATAGAAGTTTTATTAAATACTAACGGCAGTTTGCGTTCTACAGTTTGGTGGAAAGAATTATCAACAGCATTGCCTAAAAATCACAGAGTTGTGTTTGCATTAGATGGATTAGAAGATACTCACAGTATCTACAGAGTAGGCACTAGTTTTAATTTAATTTTAAAAAATGCTAAAACATTTATCGAATCGGGTGGCATTGCCGAGTGGGTGTTTATTAGATTTAAACACAATGAACATCAAGTCGAGGCCGCAGAAACATTATCTAATAAACTAGGATTTAAAAGATTTAGTGTAAAAAATAGCAGACGGCATGCTCGTCCATTTCCGGTGGTCGATCAACAAGGGAATTTTTTATATAATCTTGAGCAACCTTCGGATAGCCAAGTAAAGTTTGTAAGCAAATCAGATATCCAAGGTCATCGTAATTGGCCTGATGCTGATAAAATAAATTGTATGGCCATTAACGATAAAGAGCTGTACATTGACGCACACTACCAGTTAAGTCCATGCTGTATGATTGGTGCATTTTTATATACAAGTTATGATATTGATTTATTAAAAACATATAATTTGTTTCAAGAAGATTCTGTAATTGAAGAAGGTGCAAAAGTACAGGAACAAGTGTTAGGATTTCCAAGGCTAAATGTACTAGAATCGGGATTTCAAAATATTATAGAAACTACTGAGTGGCAAACAATGTGGCAAAACAAATGGAAGGACAAGTCCAGCTCTACTTGCATTATTATGTGCGGGCCCCACAGTCCATTTATAAGTATCGATGAACAAAAATTTAAAATAGAAGATAATGAATAAAGTATTTTGGTTACAGCCCGAGGATACACAGATAGGTGATTGGCAAAAACAAATTGCTGATTTAACTGGAAGTCCTAGTTTTTGTGTGTTGCCTTGGATACATCTAGCAACTCGCCCTAACGGCGATATGCGCATTTGTTGTGTAGCTAATGCCAGTGGTGCAGAGTCTGGAGATTATTCAGTTGGGCTAGTTAAAAAAGAAGATGGCACTCCTGCTAACTTTGGCAGGGATTTACCTACAGAAGCATTTAATAATGATTTTATGAAGTCGGTACGCAAAACAATGCTAGCAGGAGAAGTACCTGCTAGTTGTTTAAAATGTTACGAGGAAGAAGAACGTGGTATTAGCAGTAAGCGTATATGGGAAACTGGTACTTGGCATCTACATGAACAGATTGATATTAAAGAATTGATTGCCGAAACTTTAGAAGATGGCACAGTACCTTACAAATTACGATATCTAGATTTACGTTTAGGAAATACTTGCAACTTAAAATGCATCATGTGTAGCCCGCATGACAGTAGTCTATGGACTCCTGAATATAAAAAAGTATATCCGATAATTCAAAGCCCATTAATTAAAAAACAAATGGAGTGGAATTCCGAATTCCATGATAACCGCTGGCACGAGAATCCTCAGTTTTGGGAAGAAATATTTGACCAAATTCCTAATATTAAACAGCTCTATTTTGCAGGCGGAGAACCTTTATTAATTAAAGAACACAAAATATTGTTGTTAGAGATTATTAAACGTGGATATGCAAAACAAATTAGTCTACGTTATAATACCAATGGAACTTTAGTTAATGATGAAATTATCGAGATATGGAGTCAATTTAAAAAAGTTAAAGTGGGTGTTAGTTTAGATGGAATTGGGCCGCGGGGAGAATACATACGCTATCCGTTAGATTGGAAAACTGTAGAAGATAGTTTAATAAAATTAGACAATGCTCCGGACAACATTCAAACACAAATTGCGTGTGCTATACAAATTCTTAATGTTAAACATATTCCGGATTTTATTAAATGGAAAGTTCGCATGAACTTTAAAAAAGTTAACTTTGATAAAAATGCCGCCGGCCATGTTATAGGCGGAGGATTAATAGGTGTACATCTAATATGGATTCCAACCTGGTTAAGTCTGCGGGTATTGCCTAAAGAAGATAAACTCGAAGTACATCGATTATTCAAAGATTTGCAAGAATGGCTATGGAAACATTATACACAAGATAAAGAGTTTTGGGAAGTTAATCCGTATGGGTGGAAACGCTGGGAAGGTATTTTAGATTGGATGGATGCTGAAGATCAAACTAACTTGTTACCAGATTTTAAAGAATATATCACAACAATGGACAATCAACGCAAAACTAATTTTGTCAAAACATTTCCTGAGTTGTCGCATTTGATATGAAAAAAATAGTTGCAATTAAATCTACACAGCCTAAGGATCATTTAAACATAGGTTGGGCTACTAGCAATGTTTGTAACTTTAAATGTAGATACTGTTTCCCGGGATCAAACGAAGGCGATGCCGTTAATCCAGCGGACGTTGATTTAATTGTTAAAAACCTTACACATTTGATCGATCATTATAGAAACAATTTAGGGAAGAAGTTTTTTCACTTGACGGTGCTAGGCGGCGAGCCTACAGTATGGAAAGACTTTGGTACTTTCTTAGAAAAAATTAAGTTAGTAAATAATGTGTATGTGTCAATACTATCTAACGGTAGCAGAACCCTGCGTTGGTGGAGAGAATATGGCGATCTTATTGATAATTTAACATTGTCTCTACATGCTAGTCAAGCTGATATTGATCATTCTGTACAAGTAGCAGATATAATGTACAGTAAAGGTAAGAAGGTTACTGTGCAAGTATTAATGGATACTGACTGTTGGGACTTGTGTGTTAAAGCTATCGACTATATGAAAGCTAATAGTCGATATCCATGGATGATTGAAACTAAACCTGTTGTACATTCAACTGTTAATTATACTCCTGAGCAAACAAAATATTTAACTAGCAGTCTTAAAAGATATCCTACATTCCCTTGGCTGTTAAAAAATATTCGTTATTTGTTTAATGGGCATATAAGATTATACAGAAGTCGTGCCTTATATTCAGACGGATCTACTGCATTAGCTAAACCGTCAACTTATATATTATCGGGTAATATCAATTTTAACGGATGGTCGTGTGACATCGGTATAGAAAGTATACTTGTGGATCAGTGGGGAAAGATAAACGGTTCGTGTGGCCAACAGCTATTTGATGCTAATATATTAGACAAAGACTTTGCTGTAAAATTTAATCCTAACTTAGGCCCGGTTGTTTGCACCATGCCTAGCTGTATTTGTTTACCAGCAACACACGCATCAAAGTTTGATTTTGGTCAAAGGAATATCAGCCGCGCAAGTACAGAAGTTCCTATCACATTCAATAGGATCAGTAGGAATTATAAAACTTCCAGTGTAGATATTTCCTAAACTACCTCCTACACGACAAGTAGCACGATGAACATCACCATCCCAGTTGATCATTAGGCTTTCTATACCAGCACTACAACTCCATCCTTTGAATTGATTTTGATGATTCTTAATCATATCGTTGGCATGGTATATGACAGTATCTACTTTATCTAACCACACTACTGTATTTGCTCCTACTGTAGATTCCATAGCCTTAATAAAATCTAAATCCTTAGCATCATACCGCATATCATCAAACAAATCATGATCGCCTTTAGTCCAGCGTATACGACGGACAGTATTAGGAATATTCCCTAATTGACATCTAGCTCTTAGTTGTATAGCGGCAGGCATATAATCGTGATGAGCCATAATTTGTGCTATGACTTTAACAGTCTCTAGCTTGTGTATGCTTTCAACAGTATTGAATACACGTTTCCAATCATATTCTAAATGTACACTAAAAACATATTGATCGACAGGAAGTCCGGCATAAAATTCATACGGGCGAGTTCCGTTAGTTGTTACGCTAATCCAACTTATGCCAACATGCTTACAATATTTTATCAACTCGTCAAATTTAGGATGTACGCACGGCTCACCGCCTGTAAAACTTAAACGCACAGGTTTGCCTAGTAACATTAATTGATCAACGCAAGCCTTTAAAATTTCTATATCGGTATGTGCGCTAGTATTGTCATGTATTTCACTAGGGCAATAGCTACAGTCATAGTTACAACGCTTGCCAAGATTCCATTCAATCTTGATTGTATTCTGATGAGGATATCTACTGGTTACTTTAATCATAATCTAACAGGCTGGTATCTAGTTGGCTTATCGTATTTTTCAAATATTTTAAGTTGCCATTCCCTAACAAGTTCTCTAGAACTATTACTGAGTGTGTTATTGGGCCACACCCAATCTAAAAATCCTAATGCTTCTGCAGGAGTAGGATGCAAGTCATTATCAGGAACTGTTCTAGTTTCAATACGTCCATCATTAAACCACTTGTAAGTAGCATCTATGTTAGTAAACACATCTTGATATAATTTAATAACATCTTGGTCATCGAAAAACTCAGCGATATCACCACCTTGATAAACTTCTTGGCTTTTTTCCTTCCACAGTTGTAACAGTGGTTCTTTATCTTTAGATTGTTTAAAAGGCTCTCTTAATTCTTCGCTATTAAAAAACTCATACCAAGTAAAGTTTGCCCAATCACATTTTTTATTTTTTAATATAGTTTGAATGGCCTTCATATACGCTAGATCTCTTATCAAGAATCCCCTAGTATCCGTGCCATATTTTTTAACCCAATCTTTACCATATATATTTTCTTGCCCGGAAGACGAAGCAATTAACCATTCGTTGTTAGAATATCTATCTTCTCTTTCCTTCGGGCTCCAAAATATAATAACTAAGTCATTTTTGTTAAAGCTATATCTAGCATCAGCCTCTATAACACTATTAAAAATATAATGATTGCCTGCACCAGGACTTCCCCAGTTCTCATAATGCTCAATGTCATGCCCAATGATATCCGCCCATGTCAGCCACTTGTAGTTAGTAAAACTACAACCAAATGCAAAGAAGCGTTTGTATTTTCCAGGATCGAGATTTGTTATTTTCATAAGTAATTTTTGAATTCTGGAGTTACATCTGTAAAACTTTGCTCGCGACTAGCATCTAATCTACGATTAAATTCTATGCAATCTTGCCACTTGTCGCTTTGATCCCTAGCTTCTAAGTAATTGATATTGTCTTGTATCTGCCCAAGTGTGTATTCTAATAGTTGAGGGTATTGCTTAACCATAGCAAAGTCTTTTACTTTAAAACTAACTAATTGCAATCTTTTGATTGCTAAGTCACGCAGTTCAAATGGCAACACTTGTGCAGACAATACTTTAGGGTATTCAACACGATGAGTATGGAATACAATGCCAAGGTCATTTAAAAAGTATTCAATCATCTTATCTAGTATTAACACATTACTAACCTGCACTGTGACAGCACCTACAATCCGACTGATGTTTGGAATAGTTTGTATCTGTTTAATATTGTTAATCAATTCTGACCAACTGGCATTACCACGGATGTATTCGTAACTATCACCCATTCCATCTATGCTTACATTAACAGCCACACTTTTAAACTTAGGCCAATATTCCCAAACTGTTCTATTGCTTTTGCCTAGCATACTTAGATTAGTAGCATACTTGATTTCAATTTGATGACCGTACGGTGCCAGCATATCTAAAATACGATAATGCTGTGGATCCATTAAGGGTTCACCGCCTGCAAATTCTACACGTCGAAAATACGGTAAGTTTTTTTCTAAACTAGCCCACCATTCTGGGTTATCCTGAAATTTGTCAAGGAATGGTTTATTTTCTAACTTATGATCTTCTACAATAGCATACATGATGTTATTTTCTTTCTTGTAGAAATCTTTAATTTCTCCCCAATCATTCCAACTAGTACTATCCATAGGATGGCACATACGACATTTAAGGTTACATAAATTATTAAGTTTGAGTTCCATAGTAGGAATTTCAAAAGGCATTGTAAAATCTTTATTCATAGATTCTACAGCACGTGGGTATAGTTTAATTCTAGCCTCGGGTATTTTTCCAGCAATATGTCGTTGCCTAAGACTTTCTACTCCTTGAGCTTCTAGACTAAAACAAGGTTCGCACTCAGGAGGTTTGTATCCATTTAGTACTTGGTAACGAATACGTTTCATATTGTCACCGTTCCATATTTCTTCAAGCGTGTTATTTTCTATGTTTCCAATAGGATGACTTCGACAACACACACAAATGGCACCGTCTTCTCTAGTAGCTAATCCCGTAAAAGGATGCATACAAAATGTAGGAGGATTAACGTTCAGCGACATATCTTATTAATGGACTTAGTCCAACCGGTTGATTATCTTTAAGAGCAAGATAGATACTCTTTGTTGGAGTTAGTTCAAAATCTGCACATACTTTATGATAGATATCTCTGTATGTATTCCACAAATAGTCTGGGGGTAAGTTGCGTATAAAATGTAATCCTATCATAGAAGGTGCTCGTAAATTCATATTGAAATCATTCATGATAGTAATAGCATCAACATCTTTATGTTTAGTCCAGCGTAGCCCT